GTGGTATCCGACGGCACGGTGATAGCTGATGTCAGGTAGTGCGTGCTGCTGATGACGATTCGCGCAACGCCGGATGCAGCGGCGTTGTTAATGTAGGCCGAGTCGTTCGTCCCGTCGGCCTTCGCGCCGAACTGCAGGACGTTTACTGAGTCATTATGCACCAGCATCCAGCGCCCGGTTGTAACCGCGGTAGCCTGCACGACAGACCCGTCGTTGCTGGTCGCGGTACTGGCCGCATCCCAATAATAGTCACTGCAGACGCCATCCGTCGCGGTGTAATAGCCAATCATGGACACTTTTTGCCCGTTGACGGCACCGGTGATCTTTTTCAGGTTCGCCATGGTGTTGACGGTCACAGCCTGGCGCGCTGACCTGCTGACGTTTTCCAGCACAAACGCCGTGCCGTTATAGCGGACGTATGCCCATGCGCCAGACTGGATGTCGCCCGCAGCCATGACAGAGCCATCCGGCCAGATAACCGATTTCGCGCCAAGACTGGACACATCGAGCGTGACCGTCGATGTATTTGTGCTGCCAGCCGTGAACACGAACCGAGCGCCAGCAACATAGGCGGACGGCGGAATAGTTGGCGCAATTGTGATGACATCTGCAGTGCCAGCTACCGTCGTTACATAGTTTGCCGTGTCGTTAATCGCCTGCTTGGCTGTCAGATATTGATTGTAGGCGGCTGAATCGCTGACGTTTGTGTGCCTGTATCCACCCATCGGCAGGTTTGCTGTCGGTGCGGCTTGTCCGTCCCTCGGGATGCTGTTTGTCAGTTCACTGTAAACGTCATTGACGGTGTTATTGCCCCATGTGGTGCTGATAGCCGTACCAGCAACAACGGGGTTTCCGGCTGGTGGTGTCGCGGTTCCTGCGCCGTTGCGTGGCATGGTTATTTCCTCTCGCGATCCTGCATTTGCAGGCTGTTGATAATAAGAGCGCGCTTTCCGATGCCAGGGAAGTCCAGCAGCGTCTTCCCGAGATTCGTCTGTGCTTGCGTCAGTGCATCCGGAGTTGCAGCGGATTGCTTCATCAGCCCGGCAGCAGTTTGCGGGTCAAGGAAGGCTTGCTGCTTCAGACTGGTGGACTTGGCGGTCAGCTTGGCAGCGGTCTTTCCCGCAACTGTTTGCAGCAGGTTGATGATTGGAACCTGCCCGGTCATGCTCGACACGATGCGCCAGGCCGCTTGATTGCTTTGCGTGTTGGAGCCTGCAACTCGGTTTGCCGTCGTGCGCAGTTGGTCGCGCCGTGCATCCTGAGCAATCTTCTTCCACTGCGACAGCATCCGGTCACCAAACAGGTCGTTGATGAGCTTCTGATTCCCGGCGTTGTCCATGAACTTGATCAGCTGCGGATCAGTCATGCCCTGCACATGCTCGCGCATGGCCGTGGACAGTCCCGCCTTGAACTCCGGATCACGCTTGGCAATTGCGCCGATAAGCTTGGATTCCTCGATGCGGTTTGGCGACTTCACAAACCGCTCAAAGGCCGTCTGCGGGTTCATGTCACGCAGGAAGTGCTTTGCCCCGGTTCCGCTGCCCAAGCGCCGCATTTCGGCATCAAGACGCCTTGCCAGCCCTTCAGCCGTGTCAGCCTTGGCAATGGCGTACTCTACGCGCTGTCTCAGGCCAGGATATGCGTCCAGAACTTCAGCATTGTCCGTCATCCACTTGGCGCTACTGGCCCTCCAATTCGGCTTAATCTTGCCTTCCGGCGACCGTACCGAGTTACGCCATTGCGTAGACAGCCAGTCCTGCGCCGTCGCGGTTGCCGTCTCATCGCCGCCAATGCTGCGCTGGAATGACCGGAAGGCTTCTTCGCCGGATTGCAGGAACGAGCGCGGAACGTTTTCCAGCTTGATTCCGCGTTCGCCGTTGCGGAACTGCAGTTGACCCGCCACGCCTTCTTTCATGTTGCTGGCATATTGCGCGTAGTCAGCCGTCGCCTTTTTGTAGGCTGCGGATATTTCCGGGGATATTTTTCCCTGCTCAACCGCATCATCCATAGACTGGCGCAAGACCCTCTTGATGCGGCCGAGAGCCATGGCTGACTGGCCGTCACCCGCCTTGGATGCCTGCCGCTCAAGTTCTCCGACGCGCTGTGATGCAACCTTCATCTGGTTGTAGCTCATTTCCAGATCACCCGCATTAATCGGACGCAGGTCATCTCCGAATATCTGGTCACGCGACCGCATCCAGTCATCAAGCGCGGCATGATACTCATGGCCCTGCGGAGTCATGACCTTACGGCCCCGCATAGCCTCATCCAGCGCATCGGCCAGCATGTGCGGGGAGTATTGGCCGTTATCCATGACTGGATAGCCATCTTGAGACAAAGATTCAGCCATGCGGTCAAACGGGACGCCGCCAGTCTTTGAAAATATCGGCTTTCCCTGACCAGCCCGCTTGTTGAACTCAGCAGGATCAAAGCCGTACTTTGCAGCATCTTCACGCGAAAGTCCGCCATTTTTGGCGATAGCGGTCAGTATGTCGTCAGTGTGCGGGTTTACCTGCCATACCTCATATCGAGGCGGCTGCGGCCTGCTGGGAAGGGCTGGCTGTGGCTGGTCCTGTGCTGGCCGCGCAATCTGCTCGACAACGCCGAGAGATTCGCGCACAGATCCGGGTGCTGCCTTGGTGACTCCCGCATAAACATCATCAACAACCTTTCCGATTTCCTTGACCGGAAGAGGCAGATTGTTGATTTCGTTGAACGGGTCAATGGCGTAATTTGCCCCCGCCTGCTGCCGATACTGGTTGTTCAGGTCATCGTAAACATTAGCCATGCTCTGACCGGCCTGCAATGTCGGCATTTCGCGCCCAGCCTGACCCATTGCCCAGTCACGACTGGCATCGGCGTTTTGCGTCTGGCCTTCTGCAATAGCCTGGCGTCGTGCAACCTCATCGCGGACGCGCTGCTGAACCAATGCCGCGCCTTCTTCGCCCGGAGCTATACGCAGCATTTGAGCATCACGCGCAGCCTTGTTCGCAGCATAGCGCTCGTCGAACGGCTGACGATGAGCCACATCTTCGGCGAGTTGTTTTTCGTACCCAAGTACGCGATTGTCGCCAGCCTCTGACAATATCTGACCCGTAGTCGGGATTGATCCCGGAACCGTAGGCTTGCGTGATGCTTCCAGTTTCGCGATGGCTTCCGGCGCATTGCTGGAGTTATTCAGCAGGAAATCACCAAGCCGCAACTCTTGACCTTTACTGGTTAGCGGATTGCGCATGTTTTTGGCGGCAGATGTAATGGCAGGAACAGCGCCAGCCGCCATCGGAGCCAGAATAGACGCCAACAGCGCCGCGTTCCCGTTTCCGGTGCGTTCGTATGCTTCGCCACCTGCTAGACCGGACAGCGCGTTCATTCCGGCCAGCTTAGCGATGTTGGCCGCGCCTTGCGTGGGGGAAAGCATGGTTGATGGTACGGCCTGCGCTGCCCAATCAACCCGTTTTTCCAGTGGCGTGACAGGCCGAACCTGACCCGTGCCGGTCGCATTAAGCAGTCGCGATGCCGGGGAAGGGCCTTCGGATATTGTGGTGAATCCGTACCTATCGGCAGCGTCTTGAATCATCGGGCTGCCAGTGGCGTACAGCGCCGAGCCAACAGCCGCCTTGCCCATGTTCAGCAGGTTTGTCGGGGTATTGGCAACCGAGTCAACCAGCGCAGCCGCGCCGCGGTTCAGGCTGGAAGGTATCAGGGAGGCAAGCCCGGCAGGCTCCTGTTCAGCGCCTTGGACTTCGCGGATCATCTGCGCGAAACGCGAAGCCGCGGCAGTGTCACCAGCGGCATGAGCATTACGTAACGCAATCAGCAATCTTTCCTGATCGGCCATCACTTACCTCCAGGAGCATACATATCGAGCAGTTTCGCATCTTCCGCAGTCATCCCTTTTCCTGTCGGCTTGGTCAGGTACATTTGCAGCGCCCGCTTGTCCTCCGGTGAACCGTATTTCTGGACAAGCCTGATGGTTGCCTGCTTGGCATCCGCAAGCGCGGCCTGCTTGTCGGCAATCGTGGAATTGAACGAGTCGATGACGCCTTGAGCGGACGCCACGCGCTGGTAATCTGAGTCTGTTTGCACGCCTGGGCCAAACTTCTGACCGAGGGTGGAGATACGGTCGCTCAGTGACTTCAGGTTAACGTCAGCATTGCGGTCATTGCTGCCGATGCCAAAGAACGCGCCAACAGCGCCAGTGGCCCGGTCAAGCCCGCCGTTCTGCCCCTTTCCGGCCAGGTCATACGCCTGATCCATCATCGGCAGCAAATCGACGCCATTGCTTGCCGCTGTCGCCTTCATTCCCTCGCGTTCAGCCTTCGACTTGGCAAGATCAACAGCCGCCGCCACTTGCGCCTGATAGTTCGGGTCGAGCTTCATCCGGTCGAGTTGAATCTGAATCTGTTGATTGTTCAGCCCCTGGCCCTCCAGGTAATTCTTGATCGCATTCTGTTTCTGGTCGGCGGACAGTTTTGCCCAGTTGTATGAGGTCTGCGATTTGTTGTAATCGGTCGTCGCCTGCTGGTTTGCAGTCATCGGCAGGTTTGTCATCTGTCCGGTGCCAAGATCAATGGCGCGGTCGCCTTCAATCTTCGGCATACCGCCGCCCGCAAAGCCCTGCCGCAGGAACGAGCCAAGGCTGCTATTGGTCAACCCTCCGGAAGGAATGGCCCCCGCTGCGCTTTGCCCCGGCATGTAAGGCAGGTATTTGGACACATCGACAGGCGCGCTCTGCTGTGCAATCGTCTCGGCCTGCTTCTCCATCAACTTTTGGGCAATTGCGGCCGTGTTCGGATTCTTGGCAAAATACTGCGCCGCCTGCGCCATGTCGGGTGCGCGGCCTGGAATGACCTGCTCCGGCTTTGTGATGGTCGGCTGCAATCCGCCGAGCAACTGACCAGCATAATCGGCAGGCTTCGGCGCTCCGGCAGAGGATTGCAGGACGCCGGAAACAGGCTGCGACTGTTCGCCCGTCAATGCCGGAATCGGGTTATTCGTCGGCCTTACCCCGACTTCAGCCGGAATACGCTGATCCGGAGTTCCCTGCATGGCAGCAAAACCCTTGTTGGCGTAGTCGTCCATTGCTGTCTTGTACGCGGAGCGCATGGCCTTTTCATCGGCATCGGCTTTTTTGCTGATCTTTGCCGACATATATCCTTGCAGCCCAGCAGCAAGAGCCGATAGCGGACTTGCAACGGATGCCATGTTGCCTTGGCGCTGCGGCATGACTGGATTCAGCGCCCCATTCATCATGGCCTGAGCCATCGCCCTTTGCCGGGAAATGGACTCGGGATTTCCGTACAGCGAATAATCATCAGCCATTTTTACATCCCCGCCATAATCAGGGCCGAGCCACCCAACTGACCAGCAGTACCAAGCAGCGAGTTGTAGCTGCCCACCTTGGCGTTGTAGATATCCATCGCGTTTTGGCCTTGAAGTTGCGCACCCTGCAGCAACGGAGCAGCCTGCACCTGTGAGCCACTGAACCCCTGGAACTGCGGCATGTTCGGCATGTTGCCGGTGCGCAGTGCGTTGATTTCAGACAGTGGCAGGTTGCGCAGGTAGGCTTGCTCCTGAATTGACTGTTGTCGACCTTGCTGGCCCGCGTTGTAACCCTGAATCTGCTCGCCAAATAACCGGGACTGCTCGTTACCCGCCTGAATCTGCGCTTGCATGGACGCGTCGTTCTTGGCTTGCGTCATGCGGTTCATCTCGTTATTCCATGCCTCGCTGCCCTGCGTGATTCCCTGCGCCGCCATGCGTGACCGTGCAGAGTTTTCGTCACGCTGGAATTGCGGATCAAGGCGCGACATCAGCGCATTTGCGACAGCCGCACGAGTGGAATCGGATGATTGCGGGAGATTAGGCGCATTGGGGACCTTTGACATATCAAACGGCGTAGCCATCTGATTGCTGACCCGGTCAAGGCCGGATGACGCCGTCGCTAGTAGATTAGTATTGATGCCTTGCCCGAGGTTGTATTGCTGTTGTGCCTGCGGAGACATGGAGTCAATAATGCGGACGCGGTCAGGGTCGCCGCCAATTCCGTATTCAATACGACGCGAGCCTTCGGCGTTGTCCCATTCAGGGTTTGATAGTTTGGATGTTGCGCGTGCGGCGTCGAGGTTTGCGACCCCTTGCTCTTTTGCTGCGCCTACATAATCTGGCGTTGCTGGGGCTTTCGGTTTACTCATGGCTGGCCTCAATATACCTGCACTGGTTTCGGTGCATGGTGTAGATGATCAGATCGCCATCCGGACAGCCGTCGGGTATACGCCCCGTTTCGGTGAATCCCAGATGCTCATCGAATCGCCTGGCCTTGAGGTTGCTTTCAGCCACAAGACCGATAATAACACGGCATTTCATCTGCCGGAAAACGTAATCGAACACAACGCGCATATATTCGCGGGTCAGCCACCCCGGAGCCGATGCGCAGACGTGCATATAGATCGAGGACCCATTGCACCAATCGAGCATAACGCAGGCGATGATAGTGCTATCACGCAGCATCCCAAAACACTGCGCGCCTTCCCGGTAATCGCCGCCGCCGTATCTGCGGCAGTAATCGCCCAATACAGGATTCCAATCAGGCCCGCAAACGATGTCATAGGCCATGCCCCACCTCGAACTTGAAGTCAGTATTTATCCACTCCAGGTCAGCGATGCGGTTTGTAAGTTTGACGTGCATGGCGGCGTTATAGCCCACGGCCGGACATGTCAGCCAATCCTGCTTGGCCGGTGAATACCCGCCGACCCAGACGGCAGTATCCCAGATGGCGGAATCCCACAGGGCAAAATTGTCTGTTGAAAATGTCGGCCACCCGGCGGGCGGAGCCTGGCTGTACTCGACATTGATTCCGATGCTCAATCCGAACGCATTGGCATCCGCGCCATCTACCGATATTACCGGACGCAACAGTTTAAAATGCTTGATGTTACCGGGATACCCAAAACTGCTAAACGCCTGCAGGCACTCGGCAAAAATGTTACTACTGCCATCAAGCCGCCCATCCCATGCCCGGCAGACTGCGCCGCTTGTACCGAAATAAATGTCATCACCGTACATTTCCCAGCAAATAGCATCCCACCCGGTAAACCTGCACCATGATCCGGTAATGGTGTTCATGACGTACTGGTGGTTTGCCTGTGTGCTGATGGGGATATTCAGGATCAGCATGTTTTCCTTCGGGAACGGCTGCAACTGCCATCCAAAGTTAGTGCCGTACAGCGACACAGCCATGCTCGCCGCCTGCTGGATTTTGTCAGAAATGGCCAGCTTGTTGTTAACGCGGACAGTTGTGAGCGCCTTAGATAGCGGCATCATCCCATCCTGGCAGATGATGATTAGCTCGGAACCCATCTTGACGAAGCAGCGACGGCCGACCGGAGAACCAACCCAGTACACGCCAACAAGCGCCCATGTATCAATGCTGGACGGGTCGTAGCCCTTATAGACGGCAATCTCGCCTTGTGACGAAATGAAAACAGCGTGGTCATCCATGCCATATCCGGCGTCGATCGTCCATGTTCCCATCGCCATCAGGTATCCTCCTCGTCCGAAGACTGCGGAGAGGTCGAACTTTGTCGCAGCGCCAGCAATAGAATCAGCAGCAAGATACCAAACATTAAAACTGTCAATCTCAACAAACCAAAGACGACGCTGGAAAACATTGACGTGAACGAGGTCTGACGTAGTGACGCCAGTGATTGCCGGAGTGCTGGCCCCATTGATCGGTGTAAACGTCGAGCCATCAAACAGCAGCGGATCATCATTGCCGTTCACCATATACATGAACTTTCCGCCGGTGGTCGCCATGTTGACCACCTGCCAGCGGTTGCTGTTTTGCGACGTAACCTCAGCCACGCCAACAGCGCCAGCGGACGAAACGTCATAGATTGACCCGCCAGCCGCTGCAAACATCTGGTTAATGCCGGATGCGCCGTTGTAGACAGCCAATGTCTCGACATCGTCAGAAATTCCAGCAGTCTCGATGCCGGTTGCAAAGTTGGTGTATCCCTTCCGCACCATGACAGAGGTCGTCAGCGGGAAGAAGTTATCCATGATGACAGCGTCTTTGATATCCATTGACGCCAGCGGATCACGTGCGTTCCATCCTCCGACCGGAGCCGGAACCGTGCGCCCGACTGTATTGGGACCGCGACCTTTTGCTACGATAGCCTGTCTCATATCGGCCAGTTCCCATAAGGCACAACAGTCCCTGGCAGGCGGACAGTCGGCTGGCCGGTCATCTTGATGCTGGTAGGCCCCTTGTCGCGGCCCATGGCATCCAGTACACGCTGCTCGTACAGCCGAAAATCCTCAGCATATTCCAGCCCCTTGACCTGCTTCCAGCGCCAGATCAGGCCGATGGTCATGATCTTTTCGTCAAGCAGGCACGTGTCATCGTCTGCTGTGAATGAGTCCTTCCCGGTGACACCATCAGACGCAAGCACAAAGTTTTTGCTGACATACTCAAACGCCAGCGTCTGCAATGCGGTCGGATTCGGAATCATCCACATATGACCGCCGCGCAGGATGAACTGCTGATAAGGCCCTGTCTGCGGAGACGCTTTCAGGGTTTGCCAGTCTTGCGGGGTGATACAGCCATAGACCGGACGGCGCAGAGTGCGATTCCAGAAGGTATCCGTAACAAGGTACTTGAAATCAGTCCCGGCCAGCGTAGACATCGCGCCCTGATCGTCAGCCGCGACACCGGTAAACGTGGCTTCCTTGCGCAGCGATTGCCACGCATAACGCTCCGACAGCGACTCGCCTTCCTGATTCAACAGCGTCAACAGCTGCATGATTTGCGGGTCAGACGACGACACAACCGCATTGGGCGAGACAATCCCGATGCGTTGCGCGGCCTGCTGAATCATGGAAAGCATGGTCATGGCTATTTCTTCCGGTTCAGTTCGGATTCCAGTTGCTTAATCTTACCATTGGCCGACTCAAGCGCGGCGGTCAATTGCTCGACTTCGACGCGCAGCGCTTGGTTTTCAATGGCGAGCTTGTTGCCGTTGTCGTCTTTGGTCTTCACCCATGCTGCAGCCTTATCCTTCAATGCCCGAGCACCCATACCGATGCGGGACAGTGCGCCCTCGTTGGCGTCTGCCAAATCCTCAAGGGTCAGCACGTTGGCCGAGATGCAGCGCTGTTGTTCGGACGGTTGCAGGATGAGCGATCCGCGCACCGGAGTGCCGAACGCGGGGATTTCGTTTCCTGCCTTGAACTCCTCGAACGACCGCTCGAAGTGATCAATGAATTGCGGAGGCCATGACGGATCGCCGGAGCGGGATTTAATCTTGATTTCTTTGAGCCATTCTTCCGCGAGCTTATCAACGCAATCACGCGAGCCGGACGGCGTAATTAGCGCAAAGTAAGCGTCTTTCGTGACCTCGTAGCCCTCAGCCACAGATGCGGCATGGTCACGGACAGCACGGAGCGCCCACCGCACATACGGAGGACGAGCTTGATTGTTAATGGGTAGGATGCCTGCTGATGTCATTTCGGGTTGCCTCTAGACATTTATTTGATGAATGTGGGGCATAACGTGAAATTATGCCCCGGTTTGCTGCGTGACGGTTAGGTCACTTGGCCTTGCACGAACGGGAAATTGATTGACGCCTTGATGAACCCGGTGTAAGTACCCGTGACCGAAACGGAGCCTGTTGCGGTTGCGTTAGCAGACATCGTTACCGTGCGGAGATCGTCGCTGATGCCTGCAATTGTTGCTCCGCCAGCAATACCCGTACCGGACAGAGCCATGCCGTAGAACCAGCCATCAGCCGGGACGGACATACGCAGCACGGCAGAGCCGGTGATGGTGGAGCAGCCAGCCTTGACCACGGTTCCGGTAGAAGCCAGCACCGAGACGGCGCTCAGGATCTGCTTGCCGTTGGTGACAGCGCCGACAGTACCCGCACCGGTCAGGCCGAACGTAACGCCAGCCGCCACCGATGCTGTTGCCGACACCGGAAACTGGCCAGCAACACCAAACCATCCATACTGCCCTGTCGTCATTGGCGAAATCGCCACGGCGCATGGCGCTCCGGTGTTGGCCGTGTTGGCTGTGGCTGTGACGGTAAAATCCTTATCCCAAGAGCAAAGGTTGCCCTGGGCGATTGTCCCGCCAGCCTTGCCATACATGAATGTTGCCCCACCCCAATACGAATCAACGCCGAACAACTTCGCGCCAAGGATGTGGTTTTGAGTGGTATCAACAACCCTGCTAAACGCCAGAGGCTGATTACCGATTGCCGAACTATTTGCAAAAGCCATGGTTGTTACCTCGTAAGTTTGGCTTTAGTTGCTTTGCGCTTGTCAACAGGGTGAGAAAGCGCGTCAATTGTGTTCCAACCAAGGTTCAGCCGAGAGCGCACCGTGACGGGTGAAATGCCGTATTGCTCAGCCCACAATGTTAGGCTTTGCGTCACGCCATTTACTGTCAGCAATCGGTTGTTGCTGCGGTTGTTGTTCTGGGTCTTTGCATCGGCCCACCGGCAGTTCTCTTTCGAGTATCCGCCGTTGTTGTCGATTCTGTCCAGAGAGTATTTGCCTTCCGGCTTTTCTCCCATGTCCTCAAAGAAACCCTCAAACGTCAACCACTTTTCGCAAACCGTAATGCCACGACCGCCGTAAATGCCATAATGCTTGTGGCCCTTGTTCAGGCATCTGGCCTTCATTTGGGACCACGTAGTATAGATGAGGGTTCCTTCCATCCCATGCGTGGTTGCTTCACGTTTGTGATAACAACCGCAGGAAACCTGCCTTCCGCTTTTCAGTACGCCAGCTTGCACAGCAACTGTATTCCCGCAATCGCAAACACAGTTCCATCGCGCGTTTTTTGCTGACAACCTTTCAGCCTCAGACACAACAACAAGAAACCCAAATCGCTCACCAACCAAAGACTTAGTTTGACGCATACGCATGATGGTATCCTCTACTTGAGAACACCATTATACTACGCTTTCATCACTCCTTGCAGCGATCTGTTGCTGCACACCAGGTTGCCTTGCCACAGCACCGGAATAACCACGGCGTCCTGATTCACAGCCCGCAACTCCGGAATCTCGGTCATGTTGGCATCACGGTGAACCGAGAGGCCAAGATAATCCGTATTCAGGAAGTAGGCGTGAGCGGTTGGGATGCCGCCGCCCAGGGAGCCGCCGTCAAACACGACATTCGCGCCCTTGTACTTCATCGAAATGAAGCCGCCGTCTGCCTTTTCGGAGTCGGTGTAGCGCTTGATGCTGGTCTGCGACTGCTCGTAGAACGTAAAGTAGTCGTTAGACATCACGATCAGGTCAGGCTGGTCACTGCCACGAGTCAGGCTGATATACAGCGGCAGCATCAGCGACTCGATAGTGGTGGCCGACGGAGTGATGCCTGCGCCGCCCTGAATCGGGGCAGCAGCGGACTGTACCTGATTCTGCCAAAAGGTGAACGAGCTGGAGTCGATGCCGCCGACGGTGCCAGTACCAGCATCAGCCACAATCGCCTGCAAGCCGCCGATCTGGTTGGTTGCGGTGCCGTCGCTGTACAGGTCGGCGCTCATGCCATTCGCGAACGAGTGCATGGCGTTCTTGATGCGAGCCTTGGCCAACTTGATGATCTGCGACTTGCCGGAGTTGTTGCGCAGTTCCAGGCCGGACGCTACCACGTTGACAGCGACTTGCTTCCACTGGTATTCAGCGGCAGAAATCACGTCAGACGCCTGGATGTTCAGCACATCGTAGCCGGAGTAACGCTGGTACGTGGCGTTGTTGGCGTATTCCAGCGGCACGGCAATGGAGATGCCGCCATCCAGAATATCGACGCGCCCGCCCTTGGTCAGTGCATTAAAGAGCGCATTGTTCTTGCTGACGTTGTTGGCAAGTTCTTTGCGGTGATTCCGAAACGTGGTCGAAACCAGTTCGGTGAAAGTGCTATTGGGAGAAGCCATAAAGGTCTACCTCTGAAAGTTACCGTTGATTTACCCGCTCGAAGACATCTTCAAGCGAATCTTCCCAAGACTTGGGCTTTTGGCTTACATGGGTCGGCGCTGGTCCCTGTGTTCTCAGGTTCGTCACGTTGCCCTTGATAGCCTTAGCTGCTCGGGTGGTGGCCTCTTTCTGACGCTTTTCTTCGGCTTCCTTCTGCTGTTGAGCGAGGATTGCTTGTCGAATGTCAGTGCGTTGCCATACCGCTTTATCATACGCATCCTGCAGGTCTGTTGCCATTCCCGCATTAAGCATCCGCCCCATGTCCTCCCGCACATCTTCAAACCACTTGTTTGCGGGGTTGCTCGCAAACTTCTGGATTTCCGTCTGTGCCTGACTCTGGGCGGTTTGTTGCTGCGCGGACGTGAATCCGTGCAACTGCTGTTCCATCTGGTTCAGCCGTGAAATCAGTTGCGCGTTCTGCATTGCCACATCGCGCACATTGCCATCATCGGACAGCAGCGCCTCGACCGGCACGCCGTAACTATGGACAATGGATTGCAGCACGGCGAGTTTCTGCTCGGGCGTACCGATTCGCAGCGTCCGCTCTGATTGCAATAGCGACTGAATTGCCTGCGTTTCGTTGACGCCAAGTGCTGCAAAATCGGATTGATACGGGGCGATTACACCCTTGATGCTGCGGGCGTAGTCGGCGTCCTGCTTGTACTGCTGGATGCCATTGTGAAAGTCGCCTTCCCGCCGCAGGATTTCGTCTTGCACATCGGCGGGCAGCGTGGCGAAATGGTCACGCACATTGGCCCGCCACGATGACGGCGGCTGCTTGGCGGTGACTTCCGGCTGATCGGCTTCGGCAGGCTTGTTTTCGTCGTCGGCTGATGCCTCGACAGTGTCAGCATGGTCGCCATCATCAGCGCCATCATCGGTCGTCGTCTTGGGCGCAAATCGCCCGGACTCGTCTCGGCTGCGGGTTGTCGGTTGTTCGTTGTCATCGCTGCCGGTATCGCCTGCATCGTCGTCGCTCATGCCGTCATAGATTGATTCCAGACTGGCATCAAGGTCGAACGGCTCATTTTCAGTTGACATATGGGGTTGCCCTTATGTGGTGGATAATTCGTTGACCAGTTGATTGACCTTCTCGTCACCCATCTGCGACAGAGCATGGTCAATGCCCGAGTCCAGTTGACGATCCAGCGCGTCGGCTGCGTGCTTCTTGCG